TTTGGCGTGGGTGGATTTTCTTTTGTAGATTGTTTTACCGTAACACTGTCTATTGTTATACCTGTATATGTTTGAGCGAATTCCTTATTAATAATAAATCCAGCGTTTTGCATATCTACAACAGCTTTTATTTTTTTAAGTTTAATTTCTAAACTTTCGTTTTCAACATGAGAGAAATTTAATCCCTGCGGAATTAACCTGTGAAATTCTAAAATAGGAAATAATTCTTTGTTGATAATAGCTATCTCAAAACGCTTATCAGCTTGTAAATATATATCTAACACTCTTTCGTGAACTTCTGCCTGTGAGCGTGAAGAGCCATTATCTGTTGTCATCGTTTGACCTAATATTATCTTACTTATTTCGGCGTTGTTTAAATTTATCATTTTTTCAAAAACAGGACTTCCATCGGAAACGGAACTTTGTACAAATTCAATTAAATCATTTTTATCAAAAGTTCCCCATGCTCCTGATGTCATGTTTTTTAGCATGTTAGACATATTAGTGCGTTTTGTTGTATCATATATATCTGTTCTACCTATTCGCACTGGCATACCAAATAATTCAGTATATCTCGCCCAAAATCCTAATGTGTTCTTTTTCCAGATAGCATGCGATGCTACTTGTGATAACAAACCTAATGAACCAGAATCAGCAAATACACACCAATATATATATGGCTTTTCGTTAAAAGAAATTAAATCTTCTTTTGCATACATTCCAAAAGTTTTTCGTATAGATTTGTATTTTGCTATAACATTAACACGTGGAACTATATTTACGGTTTCAAATTCATCATTTTTAATTGGGCCTAGTTGTATCAAACTGGCCCCGTAATAATTTGCTTCATTGATATATTTTCTTACATCACGAAACCATTTTTTATCTATGAGTTTTGTTATTTCTTCGTTTTTTGTTCCGTCTGCATTGTTGATTGACCATTCCGACGATAATATTTTATTTATTCGAGTACCTATCACTGCTCCCACGTGAGTGTCAAGCATCGCTTCATTGTATATCCGTTGTAAAGCATAATTGTTCGGCAAAATAGCATTTTCAGCAGCTTCAATAGCGTCACGCCATTTTTTAATTGATTCAGATTCCTTATACAATTGTTCCTCTACAATTCCTTGTATTATTTGCTCTCTGATATTTTGTTTTTTATCAAAGTTTTTTACGGTAGTAATATCTAAATTAAATATTTTCATATATCAATATATTGGTGTATCGTTTCCATAATCAATATTGCCAGATAAATTACTATTAATAATGGGCAAATCTATTGTTATAACACCTTTTGCAATTTTGTTAAGCCATGAAATCATATCGTCATATTTTTGTGAAACCATTTCAGGAATTAAACGTGTTGCTATGCGGGGAGTTAAGATATATAAAGCAATCCACATCACACATTCTTTAAATTTTGCATTTCTTAAATCACCCTGAATAAATGCTTTTGTAAGTGTTATTTCCCATTCTGTATTCGTTGCAATGTAATCTGTTATTGTAACCCAACCATTATATGTTGTGCTTTCTGTTATAGTTGCCTCTAATGGCAATGTTAACCCTGCCTCAGAATATGTAATTGTTGTTATTGGATTAATATTTGCTGTTCTATCGGCTGAACTTCCGTATATTGTTATAATACCGGTTGTTGTTTTTTTAAGATATAATGTTATTGTGGCAGCATTCCAACCCGTTATCTGTCCAATGTTATTAATATAGTTTTGACTTGAATATGTTGCAATATATTCATCAGGATATTGATTAGTAACGGTTTGAACAGGATAATATAATGTTTTATCGGCACATATTAATGTCCATTTTGTCGAGTCCCATGCAGCAATTTCTGTGATTGCTGTAGTACATTTATAAATATTATCGAGATAAACTACTCTGTCGTTTAATTCGTATAATTTCGCTGCTGAAAATTCTGCTTCTGTATATTCTATTGTATCGCCCTGCAAAAATGTTTTTTCTGTTTTTATTTTTTCCCAATGCGCATGCGTAAAAATTTCGGGAACAGTAATTGCAACTATACATTTGTAATTATTGTTCAGATAATTTACCTTATCGTTTAAATTATAAGTTAAAGTTTCATTATATGCTGTGTATGTTATTGTAACATCACGAAAAGAAATAATATCTTTGAAAATTAATTCCGCTCTGTATTTGTTCCGCAAATAACAACTTACTTCTTCTATTGCTGCCAGTTCCGCTTCAATTCTGTAAGATTCTTTATTTTGTATAACTGATAGATTATCAGTATCAATTACGCTATTATAATCTTTAAATCTTAAAAACATGGTTGAAATTTTTGGCAAATATAATCAATAATTTTAAATATTGTTATAATAAATAATATTTTTTAAATCAATAATTTGTTAAAACAACATTCGATTAATATCCCGATTGTTCTGTTAATCCCAAATCGTATAGCATGTGGTTACTTCCCTTGTTTTGAAATGAAGCAAATTCAGCATTTAAACATTCACAAATAAAATCTTTTTTAGTATCAGAAAAATGCCCATTTATTTCATAGGTGCAGTTAAGCTGTTTGTCATTGTATTTTTTTTTGAGTATTGTTAAATCTTTTGAAGTTTTTACGTCAACATAGTCAGATATTGAATATTTGCATTTTTCGCTTATTTCTATTTTCCATTCTTGCCAATTGTTATACAATGCATTAATAAATTCGCCTTTCATTGCTACCGATGTATTCGATTTCGGTATTCTATCTCGCACCACATATTTATCTTTTATTTGCTCTTCAAATAAATCGTAAAATGAACGTTTATTTTCGTCTATTGTATTTCTGCTTTTTGTTGAAGCATCGCCATAAATTAATACAACCCCTTTGTATCCGTATTTACATAATCTGTTTAATGTTTTTTCGCCTGCACGTGAAGCAGTGTTATATGGGTCTATACAGGGTAATTCATCTATTTGACGTATTGTTTTAGTATCCATAAATACTTGCCAGAATGATACAGCGATATATGGTAGCACATTGTTATCAATTGATATGTGTATTGTGTTATTATTATCTATATTAACTGGTTTAACATGTTTATTAATATCAAATGCCCGCCAAAATTCATTTCCTGTTTTTATTGCACCAAATTCGCCGCGACCATAAACCAAATAATTATATTCGTCAAATTTTTGCATCCATGAAAATTCTTGCAATGTATTATCATCTTTCCAACCATAACCATCGATAGGATGTCCGCTAATCCAAAAATTATCTTTGTAAGTTGTCTTTATTAAAATAGCATTTCCTATTTCATTTTTTTTTACAAAAGAATCTTTGCTTAATTGTGAAAGTCCAATACAATTTGTTATAACATTTGGTAAATCGAGCCATTTATCTTTTTTGATAATTTCTTTGTAAAACCACATATCTATTGAAACTGGGTTACAATCAGTTATACATTTCTGCCCTTTTATACCTCGCATCCTTCGCTTTATTTCTTTATAATCTTCAAAAGTGAATTTATTTAATTCATTTAAAAAAATATATTTGAATTGTGAAAGCCCTTTTGCTTTCTCAGGGTCGTCAAGTCCACCAAATTTAATTTGATATTCATTTTTATTAATCCATTTTTGCATGATTTTAAAAACAGGAATAAATGAATTCAATTTATTAATCAAAAATACAACGTCTTTATAAACTGTATCCCAAATCGTTGTTGATTCTTTTCGAAATATTTTTATATTTACATTTTCTTTTAAAAATATTTCTGCATATAATTGTGCAATTGTAAATGTTTTGCCCGCTGATGAACCACCGAATACGTGTATATATCTTATTTTTGGGTCGGCAATATATTTTCTTAAATGCCAATATAAAGGATTATAACAATATTTATCGAAGATTATATTCACATTTGAAAAATATTTTTTTAGCTTTAACGATGAATTATTTTTGTTTTGTTTTTACGGTGTAACATCCTGACTAACTAATTTTGTTTTAACAACTTACAAAATCAGTTTAAATCGTGTTTTTGGTATGTATTTGCGTTAATAAAATCGTTAAAATAGTTTTTCTTTTGTTATAAACCTTTAAACATGGAACCGTTTCTTTTGTCAACTTGTTTATTCTGATTGTATTGCAACCGTTGAATTTGATGGTTTTCATTATTTATACGTTATATTAATATCCCCTTCAAATTGAAATTTACCTTCAATTTTGTCAGGTAAATTATACCCTAACATCTTATTTATTTCTTTTATAGCGTCAATTTTATTGTAAAATCTTATTTTAACAAATGGCACTTGTATTTCTTTTTCTTGCTCTTTGCTCCAAACTTTTCTTATTTCTGTTGATATTTCGCTGATACAAGAGCGTTGCTCTGAAGTTAATTTATTAAAATCTTTTAATTTAAACCATGTTTCATTCGTTTCGCAAGGTTTGCTGAATGCAATTTTATCGAGTTCGTTTAGTACCTTTTGTTTTGAAATGCCTACTGCTTCCTCGATATGTTCTTTTATATATTTGATATATGCCTTTATGTTGGTATTGGCAAGTATTTTGCTTGCATTTGATATTGCTGTATCATTTGTTACATCTGGATACGCTGCGTGGTACGCTTTTGAGCCATTCCAGTGCATGCAATATTCTCTACAAAATGCCTTTTGCTTATTATTTAATTCAGCTATAAGCTCCTCTGATGTCTTAACAATTTCAGCAGGTAAATCTT